GGCGATGAGGTTTACTACTATCGCTTTGCCTACGATCAGTCAAGTGTTGATCCCGTATACGGAGAAGCCACAGGCCCGTTGGGTCGCGTGTACTTCGGTCCCAATCTAATTCCAGCATTGCACGTGATCCACATTGAGGGAGAGAACGACAATACTGAGGATGGGTTCTACTACAATGACAGAGCACACATCACACTTTCATTCGACCAGCTAAAGAGAACTGGGCTGGATAAAATGGATCTGAATACGCAGAACTACCTGAAGGATAGATTCGTCTATGACACTAAGGTATTCCGCGTAACTAGCGTGCAGATTCTTGGACAGATTCAGCAGCGAGACATTATCGTTGCCATTGATGCTACTCAAGTAAAGCCTGACGAGATGGTAAATGACGTACAGTTTGCGCAGTACGCCACACCAAATGATCTTCAGTTCTCCCAGAGATTGAGCCTGAATGACGCTGCGTACGATCCATACAACAATGGTCACAGCGTATTTCCTCTGGACTACAAGGTTGATACTGGAACCAGCAATCTTACTAAGATGGTTAACCAGGTAACACCAACATTGCGCTCACCAGCTTACATAATTCCTGCATCACCAGGTGGATACGGGGACGGACTATACGGAGAAGGACCTTACGGAGGATAAATCATGGCTCTTACTATTCCAGTTAAGGGACAGCCCGATTGGGATGTAACTCTTAATCAGGCGCTAATAGACTTAGACAGTGAAATTGCGTTGAAGTTTACAACGCCAGTAAGCCCACCAAGTGTAACGGGATCTCGCGGAGGGAATGCAGCATTAGCTAGTCTGCTTACCGCGCTGGCATCTCTTGGTATGATCACCAATAACACTACGGCTTAATACGGAGAACTCATATGACTTACAATCCCATTCCAAGGGGGACACAGAATTGGGACGTTCCGCTTAATGCGGCACTAGCCCAATTAGATTCAAACATCACATCTTCTGCCGGTGCAGCACTTCAGGCTGCAAACAATCTGTCTGACCTTACCAATACTTCACAGGCCAGAAGTAATCTAGGTCTGACTGGTTTGGCTAATGCATTTTCTAATATGACCGCCACATCAGATCCCGCAGTAACTAGTGATAATACTCAGGGCTATTCAATCGGTTCCACCTGGTTCAACACAACTACTAATTCCATGTTTGTGGCTACCAGCGTGGCAACCAGTGCAGCCGTGTGGCTACAGATTCCACCTTCTTTCGTGGATCGTACAACCACACAGAGCGTCGCAGGTAACAAGACTTTCACTGGTTCCACAATCTTTTCTAATGCGGGTACACCATCACCGACAGTAGTATCATTTGCTACTACGAATGGTGGTGTTGCTACTAGACTCTTTGTTAACCAAACTGTTGATAACGCGCTTAGTGTTCGTACAACTGGTGATGCGAATTCTCGTCTGCTGATAGCAGGAACAGGAAACGTATCTTGGGGCGATGGAACTAATACAGTAGACACTACTCTGTATCGCAATGGCGTTGGTATTCTAAGAACAGACAACAGTTTCTCAGCAGGAGTAACAACTACTGGAACGGTTACGCCCGCCACCAACTTTACTTTGAACACTTCATCAGTACGTCAAACCTGTGGAAGTGTTCTGTATTCGATTGTCCTTAACTACACGGGAACTACCATTACTGCGGATTCCGCAGGTAATATCGGCGACACACTGTGTGCCACTCTATCTCCTGCCCCTCCAGTTACTATTACAGTAGCTTTTGACAAGTCAGGTATAGCTGGTGGTACTGCCACCATTGCTACTAATGGACAGGTTACTCTTAAGACATTGGCACCAACCGCAACAATTGCAAGCGGTTCGTCCATTAACTTCAGCGCAATGTGGATATAGGGTTAGGAACACTAAATGACATACACACCAATTCCTAAGGGCACTCCTAACTGGGATGTGCCTTTGAACAATGCTCTCTCGCAACTAGATAACAACATCACTTCTGGAATTACTAACGCGCTACAAGCTGCCAACAATCTTTCTGATTTGACCAGTGCAGCGCAAGCTAGAAATAACTTGGGCATTACCGCTGGTGCAGCTCAGGGCGTTAATCAGTTCAATGTTAAGGACTACGGCGCGATTGGTAATGGAGTAGCCAATGATGTAACAGCTATTCAGAACGCCATTAATGCTGCTTCTCCTACAGGAGGAATTGTATTTTTCCCTCCAGGCGACTATCTGATCAATAGCGGAACAGGTCTTACAATCGGAACTGCCGCTGTAATGCTTATGGGAGCAGGCGCTGAAGCTAGCTCTCTCGTAGTTGGCGGTAGCTTTGCTGGTACAAGTCTATTGAGCTTTACAGCTAATGACTGTGCTGTACGTGATATCAGTGTCGATGGAGCGAATCAGTCTTCTACAACAAGTAATCCCGTTGCTCATGCTGTAACAGTTACAGGTGCTCAGAACTTCCGAGTATCAAATGCAACCTTTACGCGCATCAATGGATACTGTGTTCGTGCCATTGGAACAGCTAGCCAGACACTACATGGTGGAATGATCCACAATGTAAAGATGCAAAGTTCTGCTGGTGGTATTTATATTATTTCTGATAGCACAAATACCGCAGCTAACTTCATGCTGTCCAATGTGTTCACTCGCTTCATGGGTGTAGCTTCTGGTGGTAGTGCCAACCTTGACTGTATTCACGTTGAGGATTCATGGGATGTTCTTATGCAGAATGTCATGCCATGGATGCAGGCGACACTAGGTGGAACTGGTGCAGCTCTCCGAGTAAAGGGAAACTGTGCAGCCACATTCATTCAAAATCTTGATGCTCTAGGTCCACAGACTGGAACCAATGTCGTAATTGAATCCGGTCCTAACGGAGATCCACAGAACGTACAGATTCAAGGTGGAGTTATCCAGCAAGGAAACGTGGGACTTTCTATCACGGGAGCTTCTACACAGATTCGTGTTCGCAATGTTCGTATAATCAGCAACCAGACTCACGGAATTTCTGTAGCTGGTACTGCCTCAGCAATCTATCTTGATGAGTGTTTCTTCTCATTGAATGGTGCAGGAGCAACCGGTACCAACTACGATGTCAACTGGTCCGGTACATCTACAGGACACATCACAGATTGTCGCTTTGGATCGAACATTGTAACTGTAGGAACTGCGGGAGTTCAATTCTCTATTAACGTAGCTCTAGCGCAGAACGTTCGTGTTCTTAATGCTGATTTCCAGGGAACTGGTAATAACTCAACTAACTGGTTCACCAATGTTCCATCCATTGCTATGGAAACATCTAATGGCAAGCTGGATTATCTAACTACTATTACTGCTAATAATGGGACTCGTCCAATTGAATCTCAGCCTTCCGCAGCAGGAAATACTGCGCTAGCGGTAAACGTAAGTGGTAATGATGCCAACGACCGTTTGAGAATTCTTGGTAATGGTACATATAACATTGGTCCTGGAACTGCGGCAAGAGATACCACAATGGGTAGAGCCGCTTCAGGTATTCTCTATACAGATAAGAATATGCTGATTGGTTCTGCCACAGCTCTGGGTGACAACGGTGTAGGAGAAATTCAGCTAGCGAATGCTACGACTGTTCCTACGACTAACCCAACTGGCGGAGCAGTTATCTATGCATCCTCTACAGGTGCTCCTGTAAAGCTTCGTGATACCACAGGTAAGATTCGTGGTCTAACTAAGATGACAGCCGTACAAACTAGCACACAGGCTTCTGTGGGTACTGCTCAGACAGCTTCAACCTCTTTGACGTTAGCTGTAGAAGCGAATGCAACCTATCTCGTACAGGCATGGGTTTACTGGACTACTGCAAGTTCAGCAACTGTTACCACATCTTGGACAGGTCCAGCCGGTACAACATTCGTATGGAATGACACCACTACAGGTGGAGATGTGGTTACTACCCTTACAGGTGTTTCTCCTATCTGGCCTACTGGTAACAAGATGGTCAACTTGTTTGGTACCCTAACTACAACAGGTACTGCGGGAACTCTGACATTCACTTGGGCTTCTTCAGTAACAGGTGGAACCGTAGTTACTCAACCACAGTCAACTCTGACCCTAGAACGTATTGCATAATCTATTGGAGAACTTATGATTCTGTTCAATGAGGACAAAGCTATGAAGCAGAAGTTCTCCAACCTAGTAGTAACCGATGTGAACGCACCAGATTCGGGAAGACCTGTTCAGGTTATCTGGTTAGACTCAGACGTAGAATTAACTAACCTGACTTACCCGTCTATCATTATTGCGAATACTGGCATTTCATTTGACGCGGAGCGAGCCCATGCAGGTTGGGCTCAGCTCCCGTACACGCCTGAGAATTTCCCAGACTGGATTACGGATGACAATAATGACGTTACCGAATCGCCATACTGGGCTTTCACTCCTATCCCGTATAATATTGATTATCAAATAGAAGTGCTTTCAAGAAATAATCAACACTCTACTTTCCTCTCCGCTGTATTGATGGGTCCAGACTACTTGAGCACTCGTCACGGATATCTGGCTATTGAGGAAGATGGCACCGTGCGAAGACTAGATCTTATGTCAGGGCCTGAAAGACAGAATACGCATGACACGGATGGAAAGAGAATCTTCCATACGATTTACACTGTAAGAGTTTCAACAGAATTGCTTCCTGTTGAAATCAGCACCTACTCTAAGGTTACGACAGTTGTGGACACTATCGAGATCTTACCGCCACAAGTCTAATCTATATACTGATAGTAGCCACTACTTTCAATTAGCTAGGAGATATTAATGACTTATCAGCGTCCAGGGGTATACGTAAATACCTCACTAACTCCGTTGTCTACGGGAACAACTTCCCCTGGGCAATCTACGGCTGCCTTCGTGGGTGTTCACTCTCAGGGACCTACAGCCCCAACCCTTATTACAAGTTGGAATG